CTGGACACCGGTGGCTTCCCAAAAAATCGGCCCTGTCGCTGGCGACATTTTGCGCTTCGCCCGCCAGCATACGAAAGTCGCCCAGAAGGAACCAAGAATTCAATGGGTTAGGCGATTGGACCCCGGCTGGACCCTTCGGTGGACCCCGGAAGCCAGCTGCGAGGCTTCTGCCTGCGCGCTCCTCTCCCGAGCATATCCCTTTTTTAACCCCCTAGACGAAATGTGTAAGGCCCTGCGATGTACACCGGAAAATTTCCTCACATGACGATTGTTCTTGACAGGCTGTTTGCGTTTTCGATCACGAACCGCTGCGAACGTCGCGCCGGAGGCAGGCGGCCATGCAGCCGCCAGGTGATCACCGCTAGCCCGAACTGCCAGCGTTTGGTCGCCGCTGTCCGGCTCAGCCCCATCTCCCAGCAGATCGGTTTCCACGGCGTGCGTTCGGCGCGCAGCCAGACGATCCGGGCATCATCCCGTTCCAGCCAGCGCAGCCAGAGCAACGCTTCCTCGGCTTCGGTGATCTGGCGCGGGCCCGGCCGGGGGCGACGCATCTGCGGCTCTTGACCGACCTTGTCCGCGAAGCTGTGGAAATACTCGGGCCACGCGTTGACAAAACCCTGCGGCATGACGCCGGGCAAGGTGCGGAAGACGTCGGCGGCGCTCTCCAGCCGATCCTCCACCCGTGTGGTTGTCCAATCACCCATGGCGCATCTCCCGTTCCCGTTTGCCGTAAAGACGCTCGCCAAGTTGGCGCACGAGTTCGCGTTCGGGCCAGGTCAGACGGTCATCGTCGACCGCGACAGCCAGCAGCCCCTGTTCCTTCCAGCCGTCCCGTTTGACTTCATCGGGCTGGCGGCGATGGCCGCCATAGCCCTTGGGCGTGAAGCGCATGCCGGTCATTGGAAATGCCCCCAACGCTTGCCGTTGATAATGTCATCGACCGTTTGCCGAGAGACGCCGAAACCGGTGGCAGCATCCTGTCTGGGAATGCCCAAGACATGCATCTTGCGGATCGCGAGCACGCAGACTTCGTCGAGCTTGGACTGGCCATTCCTTGAACCACGATTGTGCGTTCCATGTAGGACTGTGTCCGCCATGTTCTCGCGTTGCGTTGCCCAACGCAGGTTCCAAGGTTGGTTGCCGTCACGACTGCCGTCGCAATGGGCAACCACGTGACGTTTCGTAGGTGGTTGTCCGAGAAATGCTCTTGCGACAAGTCGATGAACTGGAATGCTTTTCTTTCGATTATTCCGCCAAAGCTGAACGTAGAGATACTGGTTCTGCGAGTTTGTCCATGGCTTGAGCGGGCGACCAGCGCGCGTGCCCTTTCCTGCTAGCGCCCGCCGAACATGACCATCCTCGGAGATTTCATATTCCGGCCAATCTGGAATTGTGCGCCATTCTGCGTTGAAATCCATCATGCCAATCCTCCATTCGTTTCAATCGCCCAGAACAGGATGGCGATGGCGTCAGCCTCATTGTCGTCGGCAGGGCTGAAACCTCGGGCGCGCGCCGCGTCAATCATCGCCTGTTTCGGCGCATTGCCCTTTCCAGTTGCGTGTTTCTTGATGGTGCCGACGGGGACGCCCTGATACGGGATGCCCCGCAATTCAGCCCAACTGGTCAAACTGGCCATGAGGCCGCCAAAGACATGGGCCGCGTCCGTGCCCGCGTGGCGGCGGACTTCCTCGAACCAGATGGCAGCGATGGGTCCGGACAGCCGCTCCAACTCGCCCAGCCAGTTCGTGAACCGCAGGTATCGCATTCCACCGCCGTCGAACCGGCCGTTGCGGAAGGATGCGGTGCCGCTGGTGATCAGCCCGTCGGCACCATGCAGGGCCCAGCCAGTGGTCGTGCCGAGATCGAGAGCGAGCAAGGTGCGGTCGGCGCGTAAGGCAGGCGGCAGATCGGGGATTGCCTCATGCGTCCTGGTGGTCAGAGTCGCTTCAGCCATCGTGGTCTCCTTTTCGGGTTGGCTGCGGGGGTGGAAGACGACGGCGGTCATGTGCTTGGCGGTACGGGCCACCGTCGTCGGATGAATTCAGGATTTCTTCCGCCTGCCGTGCTTGCTGAGGTGCTTGGCAACTCGCTTGCGACCGGCCCCAGCCACCGCCTTGCCGGGCGCGCGGTGATCAAGGCAGCGACGATTCAGCGTTCCCGATCGCAGACCGCTCCAGCATTGGAATGGCCTGCCGCATTGCGCGCAGTGGCTTTCCCAAAGGATGATCGGGACGATTTGCCCGTCGCGGCGTTTGTGCAGGTCGGAGCCAACCGCGATATAGCGCTGACCCTCATGCATCAGTACGGTTCCCGGCAACGGCAGCACGCGGAAATTGATCTTGTGAACGACGCGCGCAGACTGGCCACCAGTGGAGCGCTTGCCTTGATCGACAACAGCATCGGGCAAACCAGTCGCGCGGATACTATCGTCGTATGAGGGGGCGGGACGACGTCCGCCCCCCTCATACTTAGTATAGGGGTTGCCACTCTTCCTCATGCCGGTAGCGCAAGTATCTGTTTTCATATCGTTTTCTCCTGTTTTTGATGACAGAGGGGCATGACAGAGACCTTTGTCATCGTCATCGGTAAGCTGTTGATTTCATTTACTTCATGACAGAGGCATGAGGATGACAAAGGCCTCTGTCATATGACAAAGTCACTCATCGCCCCCTTCCGGATAGATCCAGACAGCGGGGTTCTCGACATCTCTGGCGCGGCCGGAATGGGGGCACTTGTAATGGCTCGGCTGGACTGAAATGCCCTCTCCGAGCACCTCGCCGGTGGCGGGATCAATGATCGGATCCTGACCGAAACGCATGCCTTCCACGCACAGGTAGCCGAAGTGGGACCGGGTCGCCGCGAAGCCTTGTTCGGAGAGGTCACGACGGAACTTCACAAATCCCTTGGTTGCCAGAACGCCGAGGCGCTCGCGGATGGTGAACTGACTTCCAAGACCATGCTGGTTCTCGAAGGCCTCACCCAATTGCGTCGAGGTGTAGAGCCGCCCCTCCGAGGCTTCATCGAGCAGAATTGCCAGGATCACATCGTGCTTCCGGGCGCGCTCCGCATCATGCTTGGCTCCCACCTCCTGACGCACCAGACGCTCGTTCATCGGGTTGATCTCGACCCATTGGCCGCCGACCTTGTCGATCACCTTGGGCGGCAGCGCGGGACCGTTCCTGAGCTCAATCTCCAGCTTGCGCTGCGAGCAATCCTCGTCGGGCCGATGCAGGATCAGACCGGAGGTATAAAACCCACGCAGTGCGCTGGCGCCGGAGAGCGCGAGAAAGGGATCGTCCTTTACCTGCTGCTTGCTAAGCTTCTTCGTGTGGTGGATCAGGATCACGCCGCAGTCGGGGTCGATATGGTCGCGCAGGACCTCCACCCGTTCCTTCAGGAAGAACATCATGGCGGTGTTGTCGTTCTCGCCGCCGCCGTCCGGCCCACCGTCAAACAGGTTCCGGATCGGGTCGACGCAGATGATGTCCACTGGCGCATCGGGGAAGGCCGTCCGCACGGCGCGGGCCACCCGCACGCTGCCCTCGTTGTCGAGCAGCATCTTCAGTTTTGGGGTGGCCACGAAAGTATTGCGCGCGGCGGCCATTACCTCTGGTGGCAGGGCGATCTGCTTCAGCCGCTCGCGCAGGTAGTGATACTGGATCTCGGCCTGCAGATAGAAAATCCGCAGCGGCCGTGGCGGGGTGAACCCGAGGAACGGCACGCCTGCTGCCATGTGGACGAGCCAGGAGATCAGAAGGTCGCTCTTGCCCACCTTGGGCGCGCCACCCAGCACCAAGAGCCCGCCCGGTGTCAGAACGCGCGGTGCGATGATGTCCTCCGGCATCGGACTCTGGTCGTCCAGCAACGCGCCCAGAGTGAACGCGGGCATTTCAACCGGTCCCGGTGCACCGGAATCGAGCCGGATCAGGGGCGGTCCGTATTTCTCGACATGGCGCTCCCAGAGCCGCTCGGACTCCCGCTTGAGCCGTTCCACGGGCCATTGCGGCCGCAACATCGCGGCGTTGTAGCCGCAGATGCCTTCCCAGCCTTCGTCTTTTGTCATCCGGCCCTCGTGGACCATGCGGATGAAATACCCGATCGCAGCCGACGCACCCTCGAAGCGGGACCAATCGTCCTGCGCCCCCTCGCGCACCGGGGTCACCAGCACATCGTCCATGGCCGGTTTGTCGGGATGCGTGAACTCGGGCTGCAGCGACACCCCAGGCGCGGGCGGCATGTCTGTGACCGCTTCGATGAACTCGGCCAAGTCACGCTCGCGGTCGGCGTTCAGCTCGACGATCCGCACCTGCGTCTTGAGGCTGTTCTTGTAGTAGACGCTGCCTGCCACCCGGATCGGCTGGTGGGCGGAGCGGAAATGCATGTCACCGCCGACCTTGGCCGCGATATCCCCGCGCATTCGGCAGACACGGGCGATGTCGTCGCCCTCGGCGGGCTCGGTCAGCGCCCACCAGATGTGCGCTTTCCGCTGGCCCTCTGGTGTCACGCCGCCGCTCTCCACCACCATGGTCGGTGCGCCGAGATGGCGTTCCAGATGGGCGCGCTTGGCAGCGATATCGCCGGTATCGAGATCGACGACCACGGTCTGCATCTGGAGGATCTCGGCGGCCTTGGCCTGACCGGGCGCGGCCACTGTGCCGGGGATCACGTAGACCGCGGCCCCCTCGCGGGAGGCCCATGTGGCGAAAGTCGCCATCTTTTCAGGCGCGGCCTGATCTGCCTCCAGCCAGATGTTGTGCGGGCGGCCATCGATGCCCTGACCCTTGTCGATGAAACTGCGGACCGGGATCAGCCCGTCACAATAGCCGAAGACGACCTGCATGAACTGGGTGATCTGCTCGAGATCAGGCTCATCGCCGAATGGGTCGGTTTGCGGGGCCGCGTCGTTGAAATCCCGCCAAGGATTGAAATGCACAATGTTTTCCTTGGGTGCATCAGGCGTCATGGGTGCATCGGGCGTCGTGTCATCGCGCATGGTCAGGTCCTGCTCGGGGTTGGATGGGTCGGTGTGCTCATCGGTCATGTGGCCAGCCCCCAGCACCGCTCGGCATGGGCACAGAACCGGCATTCGAAGAAATCACGATTGGCAGCGATGCGGGGCAGCAACTCACCCGCGTCGGTGGCCTGCAGGATCCGCACGGCGCGGTCGGACATGCGCTGCGCCAGGTCGGCATCAAACGGCACGAGCTCATGGTGCAGCTCGGCCGTGTCCTTGTTGATCGCCGTGAACAGCGCCGGTGCCGCCGAAATCCCTGGCACCGAGGACTCCATGTAGGCCTGATAGATCGCGATCTGGGCGGCATAGACGGGCTTGGAGACTGTCACCCCGTCCTTGACGCAGGCCCGCCAGTTCTTGGCGTTCATCGTCTTGCACTCCCAGAGCGCGGGAACACGCATGCCAAGCGCCGCCGGGGCTGAGGCAATGATCCCGTCGACATGGCCCCGGATGCGACCGCCTGCGACCGAGAAACCGAACTGGCCGCCATCGCGTTTTTGGGTGACCAGATCGATCCCGCCCGCGCGCAGCCAGCGGATCGCCAGATCCTCGAGTTGATGACCAATCGCGAAGATCCGGAGCGTCTGCCCGCTGAAATCGGCACCCTCATCCTTCGGCGCACCGGCAAACTCGAATTGCAGCGCGCGTTCGCAGGCGTGTCCCAGACGGGACGCGCCGAGATAGGTCCGGGGCGGCGTGGCCTCGCGCTCGGCGATGAGGGCTGCGTCGACCAGCGCGTTGATCCGGTCCGCCGTCGAACGACGTCTATTGTAATCAAGCAAGAGGACTCTCCCGGTAAGAGCGGTGAACGTGTCCATGACAAGTCGTGCACAGCCACTTCACCTCGAGCGGTTTGCGGTAATCATGGTGATGGGCTTCAAGTTCGGTCACGCATCTGCAGGATTGGCACCAAACGGGAACCACAATTTCGCAAGCGCGCACGGCATGCCTAACAGCCTGATGCGCCGCTAGCTTTTGGCGATTGCGGGTGCGATATCGCTGTTGTGCTTCCCGGTGGCGGGCTGGGTCACGGTGATTGCGGGCGTAATCGCGCTGGTACTCCCTGAGGCAATCCCTGCACCAGGACTGCAGACCGTCAGCACTTCGCTTGCGTAGGCCGAATTCGCTCGAGGGTTTTGGTTCTCCACATTTCGAACATGACTTCATCAGAACGGCACCTCCGGGGTTTGGGCCCGCGCGATGTCAGCCATGGCCTCACGGAAGCCCTCGACCGCTTCCTCGATCAGGGCGCGCACCTGTGCCTCGGTCAGATCCGCGAACGCGGTCTGCCAGCCGATCTCGTCCATCAGCAGCGCCAGCCGCTTTATGGTGGCGGTGATGGCGGCGCGTTCTTCTTCGGTGAGATCAACCATGGCAAAACGCTCCCGCGCCAAGCGCGTCCAGAAGTCTTGGCAGGGCATCGAGCAGAACCAGACCGATGGCCGGGGCAGCTTCGACCGGACCGGATCGCGCCAGCCAAAACCACGCGTGGGTTGCCGGCAGACAGCACAGAGCGTTCCACGCGGATGCCAGAGACGACGCCGCTCCTCGGCCGTGATGAGGGTTATTGGTTTCATGGTTCACGCCGCCATCCGTTCTGTCCCGGCCGCCGCATCTACAGCCGCGCGGATGGCGCGCTTGTTGAAGCCGAAGGTCATCAGCGCCGAGGCGCGATAGCGCGTCAGGCCGAAATCGTGGCGGCACTCGGGCGGCAGGTATTTCAGCTGCTTGTCGGTCGCCGCCTGTTTCAACCACGCCTTGGTCTTGAAGGCGCTCTCATCGCTCTCGTGGTTGTTCAGCCAGTCGTCAGCCTGCGCGAGACAGACCGTGCGTTCGCCGACACCAAGCAGCCGGGACGCCTGACCTTTGCCGCCGCCGACAGCGTGCCAACGGCCATCGAGGAAGAATATCCCGCCCCATGCGTTGAACCCGTTGGCCATCAGGGCCGCATCGTCGCCGAAGAGGTCAACCCATGCGAAACTGGAGCGTTTCAGCAGGTCGATCTCGGACATGATGAAACTGTCGATCGGTGCGGAACCCTCCCGCGACAGGTCCGCTCCGCAGAATGGGCATTCGGTGACAGCGAGCGGGATCTGTGCCTCGCATTCAGGGCAAGTCTTGCTCGGGGCGGGTCCTGGCACCGGTTCGCGACCGTCCAGGTCGACATCCTGCTCCAGCGTGCCGTGCGTCAGGCTCGACGTCCCGAAATCCAGCACGATGCAGTCTGTCTTGACGACGCCCGGGTATTCTTCCGGATCGACGGTACGCAGACCGCGGCCGATCATCTGGATCATGGTGGATTTGTAGGACGAGGGTCGCAGCAGCACGACACAGGAGGTGGGCGGATGGTCCCAGCCCTCCGTCAAAATCGAAACGTTGACGATCACCCGGATTTCGCCCGAGGCATAGGCGGCGAGGATCCTGCGCCGGGTCGCCCCGTCCAGGTCGCCATGGATGACGGCCGCTGAAATGTCCGCGTCGTTGAAGGCCGCGGCGACGTTCTCTGCGTGAGCAACGGTGGAGCAGAAAACGACCGTGGGTCGGTCGCCCGCCTTCTCCTTCCAGTGCCGGATCACCTCGTCAGTGACCGGGGCGCGGTTCATAATGCCCGCCACCTCATTCATGTCGAAATCCGACAATGTCTTGCGCACCTCGCGCAGCTGGTCCTGCACGCCGACGTCGATGATGAAGGTGCGGGGCGGCACGAGATGGCCTGATGCGATCAGCTCTCCCAGACGGACCTGGTCGCCCACATTGTCGAAAATCTCGCGCAGACCTTTGCGGTCACCCCGGTTCGGCGTGGCGGTGACGCCGAATATCCGGCAATCGGGATTAGCGCTTCGCGCGCGATCGATGATCCGGCGATAGCTATCAGCCACCGCGTGGTGCGCTTCGTCGATGACCAGCAGGTCAAGCGCGGGCATCGCGGTGAGATTGGCGGTACGCGTCAGCGTTGGCACCATGGCGAAGGTCGCCTGACCGGCCCAATCCTTGGTTCTGGCGTCTATAACCGAGGTCGTGATCTTCGGCGCGACCCGGCCGAACTTGGTGCGGTTCTGGGACGTCAGCTCGTCGCGATGGGCGAGGATGCACGCCTTCGCGTCGCTGCCCTCGATGGAGCGCGCCACAACGGCGGAGAGCGCGATCGTCTTGCCGAAGCCGGTAGAAGCGATGCTGAGCGTGTTGCCATGATCGCAGAGCGCAGCAAGGCTGCGCTCCACGAAGAGGCTCTGGCGCGGACGAAGGCGCATCTCGCAGCCCCTTACTGCGCCCATGCCGGGCGACCCGGCACAGGTGCGGCGGCAGGTTGCGGCGCAGGCGCAGTATTGGTGGCGGATTGCTGTTGGCCCAGCGACGGTGCCGCGCCCATGGCCTGCGCATAGTCACGATGATCGGGTGTGACGGCGCTGCGGATCTCGTTCTTGTCGTCGCCGCTGGCGTCCGTACCGATGTCGATACGGGCGATGAACTCGATCCCGTCGAGGTCCGCAAAGCCGCTGATGCGTCGCGCCGCCTGCGCCTCGGCCGACATGTCCTTGTCGGAAATCCCCCGCGCCGAGTTCAGCATGCCACGCACGAGGCTGCGGCCCATGTTGGTCCAGTCCGGACCCTTGGGGCTGTAAAGGCCAATCAGCGTGAAGATCTTACGCCGGGCATACTGGCCTTCGGTCACGGTGAACTCGCCGTTGAGATAGACAGCACCTGTCGAGCCGCGCGTGGCATAGCCGCCGGTCCAGCCCTGTGAGGCATCGTCGAACCCGCCCGGGCGGATGGTCAGGCGCACCTTGGCCAGCGTGCCTTTCGGGATAAGGTTGGTGTTGCTTTGCGCGTCGTTGAAATCGTTCCAGGAACCCATGGGGAACCTCCTTCTATTTTCAGGATTGCGGTTGGGATTGGTCGGCACCGGCCGGATCGGCAGGCGGCGGGGCGTAGGTCAGCCGATCCGTCACGGGAGCGGCGGGAGTCCGGATCTTCGCCATCAGGCGGCCGAGATGGGGTTCTTCCACCTGTCCTAGGCGGCCAGAGCGATCCTTGGCAGGAAATCCCCAAGGGTTGATCGTCTGGCAGACAAAGGCGCGATACGGATCACCGCCGTCGGCCTTCAGTTCGGCCATGGTGATCACTTCATCGACGATCCCCGGCAGCTCGAGGCCTGTTTTGGAGCCATCGATCTGCGGCTGGAAAACCTTGCGATTGAAGTCGTCGAGCTTCTCGTCAAGGATCCCAACGAACCACACGTTCTTGGCCCGCGTGTGCTGCAGATGGGTGAGCCAGCCTATCATCTCGCGGCCATGCAGCCCGTAAGCGCCACGCACATCCGGCTTGCCGGTCTTCTCCGACAGCGCCTCGGGCTGGCCCTTGCACCAGCCGAAACAAAGCCGCCCCGCCACAGTGATGGAGTCGACGAAGATGGTGTCGTAGCGATCGAGTTCCGCCGGATCGCCGAAGCGGTCGCAGACGGCGGTATAATGCGCCGGGCTGTAAGGCTGCTCGTCGCGCAGCGCCGGGTTGGGCCCGCCGATGAACACCGCGAAATCCCGGCATTCCGTCCATGTGCGCGGCCGGATGCTGTCTCCCGCCCAGCCCTCGATGGCGAGATCGCCCGCTTCGAGATCCATGAACAGCGTGCGCTTCGGATCGAGGGTCCAGAGCAGCGAGGTTTTCCCAATTCCGCTCTTGCCGAAGATGCAGCCCTTGATGCCGCGCGGCTCGGCCAGCCGTTGGTCAGCGGTGATGATGGGGAGGCTCATTGGTCGGCCCCCTGCGCGAGGATCTCGACCTTCAGCGTGCCGGGACGGACGGTGCGTGCGGGCTCGAATCCTTGCCGGATTGCCTCGGGCCAAGCCGCGTATTTGCGCTCCGGCACCTTGTAAGCGAGATCGACATATTCGGCCGGATCGTCCCCGGCATCGCGGATCCTTGCGACCATGTCGGCAAGCCGGTCCTGATCCCAATCCACCCGCTTCGGCAGATCAGCCACCACGGTGAAATCACCGTCGTCGAAGCGGACGGTGCCGGTGTCCTTGCCCGAAACCTGGCGTTCTTCGGCGGCCCGGGTGGCGTAGCGAACGGCCAGTCCAGCATCGAAGCGGGTCTTGGCAGCCTTGTCGCGCTTCAGGCGTTCGTCGATCTCGCGCTGCAGGATCGCCAGCAACTCGACCGGCAGGGCCGCGATCTCGGCGGCGCTGACGGATAGCAGATCGTCGGGCGTGGGCGTGTTTTCTGGGAATGGCATGAAAGTGTCTCCGTGATCGGTGAAAAAAGATTGAAATGCGGGCATCACGCGGCCTCCTGTTCCGCGAGCAGCAGCTCGGACAGGGAGACGGCGGCGGCTTTGGGCTTGGGTCTGGCGACGGCGATGTAGGCGAACTGGTCAGGCCCCACGCGCTCCTGGACGAGATGCACGAGGCCCAGTTCGGCGGCCCAGAAGGCCCGCGATCCAAGACCGCGCAACGCGGCACGCGCCGCATCCGACAGCTTTGAGAACATCGGGAAGACGTCGAGCACCAGAAAGCCGCGATGGTATTCCAGCCGGTCGCCGGGAACGGCCTGCG